TTTCTCCGATCATATATTCAAATTCAACACCTTCTTCATCAGAATGTTCAACGTCTTGTAATTCAGGTGGAACTGAGACAACGTCGTATTCATATTTCGCATTACTTTCTCCCTCTTCATCCGGAGGTGCTATTTGAAACTTACCATATTTTATAATAGTTCCTTCAAAAGGGCCCGTTTTTAATTGAACACACATTTGCTCAACTTCATCGGGAAATTCCGGATGAGGAACTAAACTATAATAACTATCAATTCTGTCGTAATCTTCTTTGGTTAATTCATTAGTCATTCAGGAACCCTCGCAATCATTATATCTTCGTGAACATCCCAAGCATGTCCTTTATCAGCCTTTTTGACTTTAGTATCTCTTCCACTTCTATTGAAAGGCACTTTCAAATGTTCTGCGGTGTTTCGTAAATTCCAAAATTGATAATGTAATTCCAATCCAGCATCTAACATTACTTGAGGCATCCTCATACACACAGGATAAAATACACCTTTGTGATATGCATTGCCTAAAATATTAGCTATATAACCACCCGGTTTTACTACACGACCGCATTCAACATAAACCTTCTTTGCTTGTTCTAAAAACTCATCAAATGATTTTCTGTTTTCCATACTAGCATCTGTTTTCGATTCTCCAAAAGTCCAACTATCAAACCAAGGAAAAGACATTATCAACAACTGCACGCTATTATCCTCCATTGGTATTTCTTCTGCTGATGCTGGAACAGCTGATGGCATTTCACCACCAACATAATTGCGCCATCGTTCTTCGAATAATCTTACGCGATCTGAATTTAAATCACTTCCTCGCACATCTCTGTTTAGTTTATGTCCAACATATAAAGTAGTTCCTGTACCCATCATAGGATCATAAACTATATCCCCTTTATCAGAATATAATAAAACAAGATTTTCAACAACGTGTGGAAATGTTCTTCCTGTAAGTTTTATAGATTTTAAAAATGGATCAGTCCTATATTCGTGTAGTTGTTCTGTACTTGGTATCCAGACAGATGTTAAAATTGGTTTTCCATTTTCATTAAATGCGGGCTTTGGGATATTGCGTGCTCTATTTTGCCGCGTTTGTTCAGCTATACTTAAATCACTTGTTCTAGATGTCTTCAGATCTTCACCTAAGACTTCCATAAGTCCATTAGACATTATTACTCCTCATTATCATTTTGTGTTTCCGATACCCATTGCATTGTTTCTTCTTCTCCAGTCCATCTAGCAGAAACTATTGGGTAAATATTCCAAGCTCTAAAAACCGCTTCTTCACCTCCACGACAAATCATTTTAGAACCATCTTCTAATGTTAATTCCACTACTTTAACTTTCTTTACTATCATTTTCAAGAGTTAAGTCTTCTTCTATTCCCATTTCACCATATAAAAATTCTTTTTTAGCGACATCATCAATCTGATCGAGAATTTCTTTTGTAAAATATTTTGTAGGATTTTTTAAAACGGATTTCAAAAATACTTTTTCACCATCCGGCATTTCTAATCTAGTTGAAACCTTTTTAAAGATTCCATACTTCTCAGCTAATTCAGCTAGTCCATAATATCTATTCAATCCCTCTTTAAATGTAAGAAGGACATCAACCATTTTATGTTCTTTTGTAAGTCGGGATTTATATGTTCTACAATGAACTATATTCCCAATTACCTCAGTGCCATCTTTTTCTTTTTTCTTAGAAAGAAAAACAATAGATGAAGCAGCATAGTGTAGGCCGGTTCCCCCACCCATTATTTTTTGTGGAAACAGTGTTCCTATTTGATCATATGTGTGATTGGTAACAACAAGGGGAACCTTCGCTTTACCACCTAATAGAGTGAGAACTCTAAACGTTCCTTTAACCATTTGTGCTCTGGTCATATCTCTAGTATCTTTACCGTCACTAACATCTTCCATTTCTTTAGTGGTAGATAGATTGCCTAATGAATCAAGGCATATCATCATTGGCGGCCGATTCTTTTCAGGTTCTTCTAAATGTCTTTCTAAAACTTTCGTTGCTTGTGTCCTGAATTCCTGAACTGTTGCAACAGGTAAGATAACCATTCTAGACGAATCAATTCCTCTTGATTCTATCATATCTCTAGTTAAGGCAGATTCACTTTCAAAATATATAACCCCACCAGTAGGATTATCTGCGAGAAACTGTCTGACGCAACCCAATACAAAAAAGGTTTTTCCAGTAGAACTTTCACCTGCGAATGCTGTAATCTTGTTAGAAGGTAGCCCACCGTAAATACTCCCTGAAAGTAATGCGTTTAAAATATATGAACCTGAATCAATAAAACTTTCTACATCGCCTGCTTCAACACCATCCTTCACAATTGATCCGAACTCGTTTGAAGTTACTTTTAACATTTCTCCGAAATAATCACTCATATCACCTTTCACTTAATCATTATATAAACTTCTATTATAATATAACCAATAAAAAAAATCAAGACTTTTTAATGTCAATTTTACCAGTGCCAGGGTCATATGAAACTTTTACTGTAAATTCTATTGGTAAGACTGTTCCGTCAGCTTTAATGACGGGCAATTTTCCTTCTACTGCACCCTGTAATGCTGATTTTGCATCTTTAAATGCATGCGCGGGATCTTCTTTAATAATTTTATCTAAAGCTTTTTTTGTATCTTTTGGTAGGACATCATTTATCATTTTATCCACATGTTCTTTTGCTAAGTCTGTGGCTCTGTCAACTACTAATCCAGAAATGACATTAAATAATCCAATTGCTAAGGGCATCATAATATTCCTTTTTAATTAATCTGTTGTTCCCAACTCTGTTCGATATTGTGTTGAGCTAGTGTCTGTTTAAAATATTCATCGGTGGTAATTGGGGAATGTTTATCCGGGTCGTTTGTAAAATTCTTAATTAATACATTATAACCAGGATCTATAAAATAAGGCATTGAATAACGAGATTTTGCATGAACTGTATTAACAACCCTATGATTGGTTGACTTTAATGTATCATTAGACCATCTTTGAAACATGTCTCCAATATTTAATACTGTTGAATTTTTTATTATAGGAACATCAATCCATTCATCCGTTTCTCTATCCTGTACTTGTAGACCACCAACATCATCGAAACGAAAGAGTAAAGTAATAGAACCATAATCAGTATGTTCTCCTCCAGACTCATGTTCCTCTTGCCTCTCATGCGCTGGGTAATGAAACATTCTCATATTAACATAACCACTCATATGCTTATCTATTAAATATCCTTTTTTATGTTTGAATATACTTTCAAACTTATTGAAAAATTGATAAGATAGACGTTGAGAAATCTGAAGGATAGATTGAGCTAATGATTTAAACTTTGGAATTTCTGTAGGCCAATATTGTTCTTGCATTCTTGCTGGTTCAATCCAATTATATGATTCTTTCGAATCACCATCTCGACTCTGAATATATCCCATCTCACCCCAGCCTGCACGACATGTTGATGAACCCTTTACTCCATTATATACATATTTCTTTTTCACATCTAATGGTAATTGAAAGAACTCTTCTGTAAGATATTTCCAGTCTTGGAATTCCGATAACCATTCATCATAAACATTAGTGAATACTGCGAATCCCGCAGTTGTATAAGCATTATACATTTGCTCTTCACAAGAATCACTTTTAAAATTAATTATCGGAACCTGAAATGACATTTTTCATTATTTAAATTTCAGAAAGGGGGCCGAAGCCCCATTTCTTAAGTGTTGTTACTTAGAATAAATTCCCCAGAGAACCCAGATGGCCACTAAACCAACTAATCCTTCTGAACCAAGGGATTTAACTAAAGAGGTAACTGAACCGATGACGTCGAGGCCAATAAAAGGTACAGCTGCTCCAAAAAGAATTTGAAGAACCACGCCTAATGCTATTAGCGCGAGTCCTGCTTCTGTTAGGCTTTTAATCCAACCTATTGCTTGATCTAACATGTGTTATGACTCCATTATTGTTAGGATTGTTTAAATAGTGTTAGCGGAGCACTCCACCAAGATTCCCAAGGAAAATGTATCCAAAGTTTCTCAGTATCTTTAGCGACTTCTCTAACATAGTAATGAGGTTTAAAATCTACCTCATTATTCCACCAGAGTGATGCAAATCTTACGTCACACTGAAGTTGTAAAGGCGTGTTTTCTCTCGGCCCGTTTATATATTGAGATATGCGCTCAAATGTTTCACCACTATCGCATATATCATCTATAATTAATACCCTCTTATCTGTCTTCCTTGGCAGATAATCTTCCCATTCGGGAAAATCTCTAAGAGCGCTTTTCACAGGCTTAAACGGTTTTTTTAACCAGTGAGACATCATAACGCCTGGAGTTAAACCTCCGCGGCTCAAACCGACGATAACGTCAGGTTCAAACTTATCCAATGTAATGTCACGACAGAGCTGATTTACATCCAAACACATTTCCTGCCAGCTATACCATAGTTTTCTCATGTCCTTCATAACAAACCTTATTACTTATTTATCATACAAAAAACGACTCTAATGAGCTAGTTTTTTCTGGTGACCATCCAATTACTTTTAAAATTTCATTCAATGGACCTCTAAAAGACTTCTCAAATTGCTTTTCATAATCAATATAATCATGTAGCCCAAATTCTTCAGGTAAACCTTCCATCATAGCGATGACACTATCCCTGATAGGATTGGGCTGTATTAAATAGACAAATTTAATCTTTTCACCCTCTTGAATAAAAGGATGTTTTTTATGCAACTGCTTCTGCTTTAAATAGTGATTATATAAGCGAGTTGCTTTTACGTGCACAGGTGTCCCTTTACCGTAAATATCTTTACCACCATTATACTTTTCAATTCCCTTGACTGATCTAGGAAACGCAATATTTTCGATAGGTTCTTTTTCGAACTGTTCTCTAAAATCCGCGATGAATTTTTGAATGGCTGCCTCATCTTGATTAATGATAATATCAAAAGACTTTTTCAACTTATCTCTACAAGATGTTGGCGTTGAGGATTTAACAGATTCGATCCCCATAACTTTAAGTCGTGGATTAGTATATCTCACTCCTTCATTATCATGGACATTAAGAATATAATGTTTCTTCCCTGTCCATATTCCTTTGTCAGCTAGACATTCTCTTTTCATAAACATCTTCTGATCAAAAGCATTTGTATAATTTGCGAGATCCGCATATCCATTATCAATCACTCCTTGGAGCTTCTCTTCACATACCTTATCTAGAAAATTAATAACTTTTGTGGGATCTGGATTTTCCGGAAATACTTTTTCTACTAACTTCCCTAAAGTAATATAGAGGGAATCAGTATCCGATGCGAGTACATAATCTTCTTCTTCTGTCTCCATAACTTTATTAAGATAATTATTGACCACCGATTCTGCCCAACGAATACTGAGTTGCCCCCCTAATGTAATAGCTTCAGATATTCTCAAATCAAAGAATCTAAAATATGGATTCCCGAAAGCACCATAAACACTATTAAGCATTAACTTCATAGCTGTTTGTTTATTGCCAAAGGAATCTGCTTCTTTTTTTAATTTTTCTATTTCATCTGGATCAGTCGCTTTCTCTAATTTCTTCTTAGCCTCAATCATCTTCTTTTTAAAGATGACGCGATTATCATACTTCTCTTGCATTATTCTAGGCAAGAATCCTTGTACATCTTTTCTGAATCCTTGTCCATTAGGAGCGATGATAATATCTTTATCATAATATTTGTTTAAATCTATTTCCTTATGCAATAAAGAATCGACTCGACATGGCTCTGTAACACCTGTTAAAATAGTATCAGGACTAACATTGTATTGCATGATTAAATGAGGATATAGACTATTTAAATCGAAACTAACAACCCAATTATGTAAGCCTGCTTGAACCTCTTTTACATACGCGCCGGTGTAAGCCGCATTTTTTGTATTATCTTTTTTAGGTGGTACTATTATATTTCTATTCATTAGATCATTTGCAAGAATCACTTCCCACATCATAACCATTCCAAATGTATCTTGATAGTTAACCTTTGCTTCATAAGCCAGTGCAACCACCATCTCTATTAATTTTTTCTTTTCTTCTAATCGTTCTACTAACTGAGTATCTTTAATATTATAATCGATAAACAATTGATAATTCTCTTTATACAATGTATGAAGGTTTCCATATTCTTCGAAAGACAATTTCCTTTCACCTAATTCAACGGAAGCAATATAATCTAATCTATAGCTTTCTGATGGTGGTGAATTCCTTCTGTATACATCTATATAATCAATTACAGATATTCCAATAAGATCATGAAAGATTGTTTCTCTACCTCTAAAAGTTGTTGATCGTTCATTAACCATTCTCCAAGGCGATAATCTTTTAACAGTCTTTTTATCAAATAATCTACTAGTTCTATTAACCAAATATGGTATATCAAATCCCTGAATATTCCATCCCGTAACAATGTCTGGTGCTAACTTTTCCCAAAATGAAAGAAACTCTTCAATCAAATGATTCTCATCTGCACAATGAAAATATTCAACAGCGGGGTTTGTATTATTGTATTCACCACATCCAAACACGTAATATTTTCCTTTTGCTCCAACAGTTATTGCTTGTATCTCTTCAGAAGCGGGTATTGGATCTGGAAATCCATGTTCTGAGGCAACCTCTATGTCAATACTAGCAACTATTAATTGTGAAAAGTCATAATCAATTCCCCTATCCTTAGGGAACTCATCGTAAATATAACTATATCTCCAAGCAGTCATTCCGTAAATTTGGAAATTTTCTACCCCATCATACTTACGAATAAAGTCTCTTGTTTCTTTTATTGTGCCTGGTTTGATAGGTGCTAATGTTTTACCATCAATAGTTTTAAACTTTGATTTTTCTTGAGTGGGGATATATACTGTGGGATGATATTCAATACGATCATCGAAACGTTGACCATTTTCATATCCTCTCACTAAAACATGATCACCGACTTGGTGTACATTTGTATAAAATTTCATTTTTGGAAGTAGTCGATTTTACTGTAGTCTAGTTTATGCCCGTAAGATTCTAATTTCTTTCGTGTCCATAATATCTGATCATCAATCTTGCTCCTACCCCTATATGCTCCAATCAGATAAAGAAATTGAAGATATATTAAAAGAGGAAGTATTAATAATCTGTTCATTGAATTAATCCTGGCTTGTAAACAGTTTTTCCTTTAATTCTCAAAGCAGTATTAATCTTTTTGCGATTCTGGCCATTTGTTTTATAAGAGCAATGTACCCAACCGCTACTAGGTTCGCCTTGAGTATAAAATTCTAAAATTAGTTGATCAAAATCTAAATTGTCTCTAACCCAGCATGCTAATTTATAATTACCTATCCTGGAACTTTCAAAGTCAGCTGCTTCACCAAAACAATGTTGACTTGTCTTAGATCCACCAACTGCCTTATTCAAAGCAAGCCCTCTATAGCCACTATTCACACGCAGTGGTCCGAATTCATCTCTTGCCGGTTGTAAAATATGATTTGCAACATTTACGAGGTTAACTAAAATCTGTGCAGAATCGGGCATATTTGATATTCCCATTCTTTCTGCTGTTGAACTTTTCACAAGTTCAGGAAGAGTAAAGTTAGGTGCGACTCTAATATCTTCATCCGTATTTAATAACTTTATTGCGCTCATTGTAAATTCCTATTGTATAATTATAGTTGAAAACAACTGAAATGTCAACTATAAAAGAGGGTTTGTTAAACATAATTCTATATGCATATTTATAACGCACCCTCTTTTGGATTTACGATATTACTTCGTAACAATAGGGATCTGCTTTGATTTCTTTTCCTCAGGAACAATTCGTTCTAAGGCAATGGTTAGCATTCCACTATCTAATTTAGCGGCTTTAACTACCATATCATCAGCAAGAGTCCAGGACCTCTTAAAAGAGCGTCTGGCGATTCCCTGATGAAGAAATTCTTCTTCAGATTTTTCCGTTTGACTTGAAATAGTCAACGTTCCATCTTCAACATTTACCGAAAGGTCCTTTTCGGATAATCCCGCAACAGCAACTTCAAGAGTATAATCCTCACCATCCTTTTTAAGATTATAAGGTGGGTATCCTGAATTAGGAATAGTGTTACTACACTCAATGAATCTATCAAATAGATTATCAAAACCTACTGATCGACCTAATGCTTGTTCTAACTGTTTATGGGTGGGAAACATGGAAAGTGCGTTAGTTGTTAACATATGTCCTCCTTCTTTAAGCAAAGACGTTAATAAGATCATCGAGAACCCTTACGCAAGCAATTCTCAATGTTGTATTAAGAGAAGATTAGTCTCTCCAACCTTCTCCTGCTATAAAATGTTCAAATCTATGTTTGAACACAATCCATAATAAGTGTATTATGGAGTTGGCACTATATGTTCCACATTCGTCAAACTCTGTAGTGCCGGTTTCAGGATCAGTTATAACTTCTTCAAAAACTTCTAAGTCAAAACTGTGCCCTACTACTTTACGTCTCATTTGCCTGTACTTCCAAAACCACCATCACGGCTGGTTTTCTGTTTAGGCGGAGACTTAATTTCTTCTATATTATAATGTAAATCTCTCACAAGTTCTCCTTGTGCGATCCTATCACCATTATTTATAACGATCGACTGAACATCTGATAAATTAACCACGGGAATGAATAATGGTTCGACATAATCAGAATCTATCACTCCTTCGCAATTAATAAAACTCATTCCTTGTTTAATCGCTGTTCCGGATCTTGGATGTATTCTTACTGAATGTCCAGGTGGTATATCTAAAATAATTCCTGTCGGCACTAAGACTCTTTGAAAAGGATGTATTGTTATATTTTTATCGTGTCTTTCAATAAAATCTTTTCTATTATCATTCCAAAACCTACATCCTATTTCCGGTGTATAATATGCATGTATATCAAAACATGCTGAACCTTTTGTGGAAAATACTGGAAGCTTTACGTCTGGATATAATTTATGGGCTTTCAAACTTAATGTCGTCATGTTTTTTATTACCTATATTATATTTCGCAACTAAATCCCATTCATCTTTCTTTTTGAAAGATATAATCTTTAATTGATTAATTGGAACTACGTTATCATCATTAATTTTTTCACTATCAACTTTCTGAACCAGATCCCATTCGGCTAATAAATTGACTATTGTATTACGCCTTGCGGCATCATTATCCGAAAAATTAGATGGTTTTCCATCTAACATAAACAATTCTTTAAAATGAACGATGTAATATCTGGCTTGTTTATGAAGTATATGACAAGATTGATATAATATCTTATCCTTCTTAGAAGCCACACCTATTCTAGTTAGTGTTTCCTTTACCTTTAAAAAATCATCGGGCTGTTTCAACTTGATTTCGACTAGAGATTCTATCTCTACACTCATTGTTCTCCTTCAATCCACCTGTAAATAATTCTTGCCTAAGATTATTCAGATCCTCATCACTGAAGATATCAACAACCTCTCGCGCTTTCTGAAGGCTGTATCCATAATGTTCAACGATAAGATCTATGGCTTCGTACTTTTCAGCTTTGAGCCATCGACCAAATCTATTCTTGGGTCTGATAATATTTAGCAAATAGTGGTATTGAAGCTTGCTATCCAGATAAGTTCTAATATTCATCTCATTAGCTTGGAGAATCGTATCGAAGTTAAAACTTAAAGATCGATTAACGAGAAACGGTTTATATTGACTTTCTAATTGATTATCTATATCGTCTTTCAATAAATCTTTCTTCTTGTAATTAATATCATTTACAAAGTCAAAGGGGTTCATTGCCATTGTCCTTCTACCATGATTTCAATTAAACATGCTGTAAGATTTATGTCTTGATCGGCCGCGAATGCACTCTTATATTGATAATCAGCTAATAAGAGTATTACGGGTGGTAATGTATTAGGTGTCAAATGCTCATGTAAATTATCATATAATTTTCTATATACTGTCCTAGCATCTGTATGACTTGTGTCAACCACCCATTTACGTACCTTTGTGAAGTTCTTTTCTTTTAACGCGTTAATAAGCGCATTAAAATCGCTATCTGAGAGCAAACTGAGGATTCCACTATCAATCTGTCCACTACTACTATAACGCTGTAATTCATTTAATGTTCTTCTAAAATCAGGATAATACTTCATAATGAGTTCAACAACAACCTTTTCGTTAAACTCAACCTTATTCTCATTAAGAATTGTTGTGATTCTCTCTAATAACTGTTGCGCTATCTTAGGAGATTCTTTTTTATCTACCTTAAATTCAACCACCGAACATCGAGAATGAATAGGATCGATAATTCTATTAAGATAATTACATGTGAAAATGAAACTACAGTTATCAGCGAATCGCTCAATAAAGCCACGCATTGCTGGTTGTGTAGATTGAGGATTCAAATAATCAGCCTCATCTATAATAACTACCTTGCGACCACCAATCAATGAAACGCTGCTGCAATAATTTTCTAACTTAACTCTTAATAAATCAATACCAGATTCCTGAGAACCATTGATAATCAAATAGTCTAAGCCGATCTCTTTACACATTGCCTTCGCAACTGTAGTCTTCCCCATGCCAGGTCCACCACATAAAAGAAGATTCGGTATATTACCTGAAGCTACATAAGATTCAAACGGTTCTTTTAGATGTTCTGGTAAAATACATTCTGATACCTTTTGTGGTCGGTATTTTTCTACCCATAATATATTATCTGCCATAATCCTTATGTTGTTTGTTCAGTCGCAATCCAATACTCAAGTTCTCTACTGATATTTTTAAAATGTCCTAAGCCTTTATCTGATATCTTAACATCATAAGACCCTTTCAAAAGTTTAAGATTTTCTAGTTTGAAAATCATTCTAAAATTGGCATCCGAAGGTCCTAAATCGACTGCGTAACTATCCACAGATGTCTTAGAATCATTCGCTTGAACTTTAAGTTTTCCGTCGCTTGCTACTACCGCGATCTCAGGTAAACTCATTACTCCTGCTGCCCTCATTATTGCAATGAAAAACTTTTCATCTAATCTAAAGTCTGCATCTTCAGATGGCAATTGAATATCCTTCGCGAGAATCTTTTTCTCATTTTCAAAGAGACTCATATTTGCGAATTGATATTCAGCAACAGAATCACCAGCTTGAAAATTATTTGCATCAACACTGGATTGAACGGTGACTGATTTTTCACTAAACTCAAATTGTGGTTCTGTGAATAAAGAAAGCACTCCTAAAAATTTATTCAAATCATATATAGCAAAATCCTGAGGAAAGCTTTGGTTGAGTTTAGCTTTTGCTAAAACATTTGTTTGTTCACTGACTGTCTTAATTGTGTCTCCAGCTTCGATAACCAGGCTCTGATTAATCTCAGCAAAGTTCTTCAATACTTCGATAGTCTCATTATGTATAATCATTTTATTCCTATATATGGTTGGGGCTTTCTGTAGGTGATGTTTTTAATTTAGTAGTTTTCTTATTTTTATCTTTTCGCTTTTTAGACGCAAGAGCCCTCCTATCCTTTCTATTCATCCCTTGCGATGATAACTTCTTTTTACGATCTTCTAAGAAAGGTCTACTCTCAGTATCATATCCGTGAGCGGCATATTCTAATGCGCCCATATCTGGCAAATTACCATTAAACACATATGTTCCAACGTGCTGTAATTTCATCCAAGGACATAAAAAAGTTTTAATGTCGATCTTCTGACATAGTTGACAGAACATATAATCTTCCGAAAGATAACGATCAGACCCTTCAGATTTACCTTCTCCCATCCATTGATCATTATCAATAATGGTGTCAAAAAATGCATGAATATATCTGGAACCATCGAAATGGTCTGATCGATTATGATCTGGTTTATATCGAAACTTAGGATATGCTTTCGCAAATTCTTCTAAAGCTTCTCTCCGAATCATCATAAACCCTGTTCCAATTTCCAAAGCTTCTACGGGTTCTGATAAGGATATTGTTTGTGTTCCGCCAGTTGGATTAAAGACAAAGTCGCCTGTAAATTTCTCGAGGAGCATTGGATTTTCATCGGCTAATCCTTTATCAACAGCATTACGTACCTTTTCCCAAGCAATACACTTCTTAGGATATATGCCACCAACAATTGGTTTTGTTTCATCGCATAGAGCGGCTAATGTTAGAACGTAGTTTGGATCGAAACAAATATCGCTATCAATGAACATGAGATGAGTATATTCTGATCTCAAGAACTCATCGACACAATAATTTCGAGCTCTAGTAATTAATGATTCGTTAAACAGATAAAAGAATTTAAGATCTATTTGATACTTTGTAGCGGTTGTTGCTAAATCAGCACACGCTTTCGTATACATTCCACTGCACATACCACCATACATTGGCGTTGCAACAAATATCTTTTTCTTTCTTAAATCTGCTATTGGTACTTCAATCTGCATTAAACTCCTCTATTATCTCGTTAACTAAACACAAACATACACTATCAACTATTTGTATTGATTATAGCTGATAATGTATATAATGTCAAGGATTAAATTTATTTTATTATGAATTAGGTTCTTCATCGGGTTCAGGGTTTGTCGTACCATCTTGTACGTGCATGCTATTATCCTCTAACTCATCAGGTGTTGCACTAGGATCTACCTTAGTCCAAAGATCCATGAAACCTGTTTTCGTATCATCATCGAATCGATTGATCGAAAATTCGATCGCCTTTTCCTTGTTCTGGAATATCATGTACGATGTGACGATGTTAATTAAACGACGAGTGGAGATAATTTCATCAATCCCACCATCAGCAAATGTCCTGCGAATAACATCAGTCCACTGACACAAATGGTCAACGAATTCATTATCTGTTACTCCATGATTCTCAAGAATCTTATTAACAATTTTCTTCTCGACATGTGTTGGAGGGTAATCTTGTTCGAATGTAATTGGAAAACGATCAAGGAAAGCTTCATTGAGAATGTTTGCACCTATGAATCTTCCATCATCATTACCTTTTCCTTTTGTATTAGCAGTCGCGACAATGTTAAATCCTGGAGATGGTTTTACAAGACGATTAATCTTTTTCAAGAAAATGCTTCCGCCTTCGAGTACTGGTTGGAGACACATGATCTTATTTGAGGCAAGGTCAATCTCATCTAAAAGTAATATTGCACCACGTTCCATCGCAACAATAACTGGTCCGTCTTCCCAAATGGTCTCACCATCTTTCAAAACATAGTGACCTAAAAGGTCATCTTCATCTGTTTCAATGGTAATATTAACTCGAATTAATTCGCGTTTCGTGCCGGCTGCGGCTTCGAAAACCTCTTTGGTTTTACCCATTCCAGATAAGCCAGTAATAAAAGAAGGTACAAACATTCCAGATTTGAATATCTGTATCAATTCCTTATAATAACCTGCTTTAATATAGTTAGGATCTTTTTCGGGAACGAAAGAGATGCTCTCATCTACTTTCTTAATTGTGGTTTCGTGTTGCACTTCTTTAATATCTTTAAGCGCTTTCGGTTTGCGGAACTTATCGCCCCACTTAGCAGCTGGCGCCGTCATATTTTTTCCATAATTTGCAATTGAAAATTGGTTTCGTCCTATTCGAAGTTTACCTAGAAAATTCTGATTAGGCTCAGTGAAATCCAAATCCTCAGCAATCTCATTTATTTGAGAACGATCTAAGATCGTTTGTTCACCGTGTTTGGTTTTCCAGGTTTCAACTATTTGTTCTCTGTTCATCATATAACCTCTCTCGCTTATGATATTATTGTTATTATGTATATATTATACAGCATTCTTATCAAAATGTCAACGGTTTTGTTTGTCAACGATTTCAATCACTTAAAGGTATCTCATTGAAATCATTATGAAACAAAATTGCATTAAGCCACCTTTTCTGCAAATCTCTGAAGCATTATTCGCTTATCCAGCTTTCCTTTTTGAAACTTTTTAAACGCTCGAGCGATCGATGCAGTTGAGTTTGTCTTACTTGTGTCGATTTTTATTCCTTCCTCCATTGCTACAGTTGCGTGTGATTTAATTATATAGAGTTCATCATATCCTCTGTCTTCAACAATTACAAATCCTTCTCGATTATACTGACTTTTTCCTTCACGTTCCCATTCACTCCAGCCGACTTTGCGACCTGCTTCACCAGCTGCTGATGTCAGGAAGAACCCTAAAATATTCGAACCTGTTTTGAATTTATAATAATTGAGAAAGTTTTCCGTTTGCTGAGAACCGTGCGAATCTGTCCACTCAAAAACTTTTTTCGTTTCCGGATCTACCAATTTGATTTTAATTCTATTTTCATCCACATAAGTGTTTATTCGTTTGTTAAACATTCCGTGGTTAGTATCGTAATCCGTCCAAACATTATGTGAGGAATTAGATTCTCCATCTGTAAGAATAATTGTATTAACAATATCCAAATTATTTTCTCTCTGAAACCTTTTAACATTTGCTGTGCTTATCATAATCGCATCATTCAAAGGTGTCCCACAAAGTCGTTGTAATGGCCAGCGGATGTTTCGACCAATTGAATGCCATTCCCATGAAGTTTGAACTTTATTTTCATAACCCCAAGTACTGAAAATCTTATATGGAATCGTTTCGACTGGATCTTTTACATTCTTTCCTTCTACCTCTCTCTTCCACTTCGCTCTCTGTTTCTTTTCATCAACCCACGTTGCACTTTGATAATCTCTATCACATCGTAGTAATGACATCAAAAGATACTCGCGCTGTGCTTTATATTCTTTAGCAGTCATCTTATTGGAAAATATTTCAACCAATTGAGTTCTCGGATCGCCTATTGCCAATGAATCTATAATTGGTTTATAGGGCTTGCCAAATTCCTCTTCTTTAACCTCATTGCCTTCATTATCATGCGCGTAATCGGTGAACGCATAAGCTTCATGTGAGATATTACATTTTCTACAAAAATCTATCAGTTGATATAACTGAATCAATGTTGGCATTATTTTATCATTCATCGATCCTGACCAATCCATCAGAAAATAGAGTCCATGATTCTTACCTTCCGGAACAACAGTGATCTTCTTGAAAATATTATCACAATATTTGTACTTGTGAATATCTGAGAGCGCTATAACACCTGAATTAGCAGTCATTGATCTTTTATATTCAGCCGCTTTCTTTTTCATTTCAAATTCTTTTACCAAATAATTAACAACAGGCTTGTTCTCACTATCTACATATTTTAGATACTGTCTCGCATATCCTATTGATAATTCATATTCTCTATCCCAGAGCTCTTCGCCATCGTTTCTATGATTAGCTATCAAATAATCTCTTCGAGTATCCATAGCTTCCTGAGTTCTTTTCAGTAATGTCTTATAATTAATAATCAACTCCTTAGACTTTAGATCGATCGTCGGTGCATTATAATACACTAAATCCATTGCGTCCTCTGAAATCAATTCAATTTCATTTACACGAAAATTCTTATCTGTTTCTGATTTCGGTTCGCGCTGCCATTTCCAAGGGTCATCTTCATACCATTGATCATACCCTCCCTGCGTACCTGAGGACTGTGTATTTCCGTCTTCATCACCTTCTTCTTCTTTTTTATCTACAGAATCCTGAGGTGCTGTTTGGTTCTCACTTTGCCCTTCTTCATCTTCTTTATTTTCTCCCTTAGATTCTTCTTCGTTATCACAATTATCTACTGGAGCGTTACATTCATTCTCTTCATCTGTTTCCCTTTGCCTTCTCATCCTTTCATCGAAATCCCAATCATCAGAATCTTCATCATCCTCATCTTCTTCATAATATTCTGAATCTGACATATCATCAGTACAGGACATCTGATCTTCTTCATTGTCTTCAGCCCAATTCCAAAGCTCTTCGGTTAACTTTTCAACATCTTCCCAAGTTTCAAGATCTTCCATTTTTTTAATAAATGGTCTCTCTTCCTCAGAGAACTGAACGTTCTCCAAAGGACCACCTTTAAAATGAATATTGAGTTTATCGATCAGCGATGAAGAATTGATATCAATATTATCTTTCTTGAGACCAAAAAAGTCTCTTTCGTGAACTAATATCTTATATCCTTTAGCCATTGCCTTTCCAGCGCCTGCGAACTTCTTTTTGATCAGTTTTTCGATCCTCGCATCTTCTACAACATTCAAGAATCCCTTATAGTTAGGACCTCTTTTTTCAATAACACTATGCCAACCCTCTGCCGGTGTATTCAACGCATGTCCAACTTCGTGACAGACGAACAAATCATAGACATCACCTTCCATCTCTTTAAGAATAGGCAAAATCAAAGTTCTCGTCTTTGGGTTAAACCCAGCTGTTGGTACTTTAGCATGGCGGACAGATATATTTTCTGACGCCATAAGTTTTGCTAAAATGGATTTTTGTTCCAGTAATTCTGACATATTATCTCTCTCTAATAATTGTGGATGCTAAATTCATGCCGCATCCCAATTGATTCATTAACTGCTTCAATCATCTGATTAATTGAAACCCGAGTATCTTCATCAACCATCCAATCAACGACCTGGTTCTCTACTCGGTGTATTGATTCATCTGCTTCTTCAGGATTCTCCATTTGGATGATCCTCGCGCAAGCACTTATAAAATCATTTACTGTGTGTATTCGTTCGTTCATAATCTCTCTCTATTAAATTGTTGCCCCAACTCGAAAGCCAGGGCGTTCCCATTCTTAAGGGATACATTATTCGTTAGCAATCCACAGGATGTGGAATTGGTTCAATCTCATCTGAAAACAGATTCAATTGAC